TAACACTCTTAACCATTGCACCAGTACCAGTCCAAGTATTACCTACACCAGCAGAACCAGTATAGAAATCAAAATTACCATTAGAAAGATTCTCTACTTCAAAATGCTGTCTAAAATTAGAACCAGCATTAATTACCAAGTTAGCACCGTATGCAACACCTGAATCTGGATCAAAAGTAAATTTTTTAGTTGCCACGTACTAACTCCTTTAATAGAGATTTAATTTCATTAATTTCACCTTTTAAATTATCAAGATCTTCTTTCATAGAAACCTCACTATCTTTTGATTCACTAGCAGCATCACGACGAGCAAGATACTCCTCATATTCCCCTACGTTGGTATTAACTATACCATTTGATCTGGGATCTCTAAGAAGATTCTCATGATCTTTTACTTTTACAAATTCCATATTATGCTAAGGCAATAACTCTAAGGTTATTGATTCTTGGTACATAAACCTGATTCATTCCTGCAAGAACAATTTTAATTCTATAGGAATTAAATTTAGGTAAATTTCCTGCAGTAAATGCAACTTCTGTAAAGTCTAAATTAGCAGAATCAAATCCATTTGCACCATTAGGTGGTACAAAAATATCTGTTCTTCCATCACTTCTTTCAGGTATCAAAAGTTGACCTTTACTATCCAAATTCATATATCCTGGGAAAGGAATGAACTGTGGATTGAAGTTTGTTGTATCAGATATTGCATAGAATGCCCTAATATCACTGTATACATTAATGTGAGAATTAAGTCTAATCTGTATTTGAGTTGCACCATTAGTCAAAATATTCTCCTTAGAGATATATTGACATGCATTTGGGTCGGTGAAGATGTTACTTACTCTAGTATCACCCGCATAACTCATCACTGGAGCATCTATTCTATTAGAAACTAGAATAGCATTCATTCTTTGAGTATCAATTATTGGAGATAATCTACTATCGGTAGAGTTCAAATTAACTCTTAATCCGAAAGATCTTTGACCAGCACCTGTGATATCTGAACTTGATCCATGACTTCCTGTATGACTTGATGTTTCATTAATCCTTGATGCAATTAATCTTGGACTATCCAAATAATTTGTTTTATTCAAGGTAACTGCTTCCCATCCTTCATCTGCGAATGGAACATCTTGACCATCACCAGCACCGTCTGCAAGACTAGTACCAGTAACAGTTTTCATTCGTGCATTAACAGTTGTTCCAGGAACAGTTATGTTATGAACCATAGGAGAGATAATCTCAAATGGCATATTTTGAGTTGCCTTAGAATTAAATCCACCAGCAGACTTTGTATCATTAACATATAGGAGAGGGAAACTCTCACTTGTAGTTCTAGCAACACCAGTAGCAGATGTGAAATCTAATTTAAGAGTATAACGATCATATGATATAGGAGCAAATCCAGTAGCATTCATTACATTATCATCAACATCCTTAAAGTCGTGAGTTGTATTGAATCTCCTTAGAGATACTCCACCCAACTCATACTTAGTAACGAATGCTCCTGATAGATGATTGTAAGCAAGTGTAGAGTCTTGCTTTCTTGTAATTCCTGTTAAGGTGTTACCCGAAGTACCAGTATACTTAATAACTTCATCCCCAATCTTCGCATATCCTGGGTTAGATACTGCAACACCAACATTTTCAAAAGTACTAAAGTTACTACTACTATCAACAGATATTGATGAAGTAGAATCGGAATTATATGGAGAACTTAATCTTGTTGGAGGAACATCTGATTCTATATCAGAAAGAGTTACTAAATTAGTTTCATGGTACATACCATGATTCTTATGATCAACAATGAAATGAGTTCCATCATGATAACCAGTTAAGTAATCATCAACTATTTGAATATTTGTAGGTAGAACATTACCACCAAATCCATTCATTGTTGTACCAACACCAACACTGCTGGTATACATCATAGTTTTACCAACACCAGTAGCAAAGTCTCCTTGAACATTATCTAATATTAATTCATTTGTGCTGGCAATAGAAACAATTGACATTCTGCAATTAATTCCTAAGTTAGTATTAATACCAACAACATCACCAACTTGATATCCATAACCAGATGTCGATACTGCTGCTCCAGATACATTTCCGTTTAAGAAAGTAACAACAGCAGTCGCATCCTTACCGTTTCCAGTTATAGTTGAAAGAGCAACACCAACAACGGTTGAAACACCACTTGCAGGAGTATATCCAAATCCAGCATTTATAACCGCTAATGCTCCAGTTGCAACACCAGCATTTGCAACATAATTTCCAGTTGCTTCAGTTCCATCTTGATATATTGTATTACCAAAATCTAAATCTATATTACGACCCAATGTTGTTCCTAGACCAACTCTAACCTTTCTTGAGTTTAAGTTGATTGAATTTGGTCTTAATGTTGGAATCTGTTTGTTTCCTTCAGAAAGAATTGGGTTATAAAGTTCTAATGTACCTTCAGTTTCAAACTCTGCTCTATAAAGAGTGAACTTAAGATCTTCCCACTGACTTGCATCCCAAGTAGAAGCATTCTGTGACTTGAATAAAGAACCCAAATATGGTTGCTGTGAAATAAATTCATCAGTTACTAAATCTGCTTCTCCAACTCTTGAAATAAAGACCTTATATTTGGTAGACCAAGAAGCAAGGGTTATTGCATAATCCATGCCCGGTTCCATATAAACTGGTGCCTTAAATGTAACTCTAGTAGGAACTGTTCCATCTTGAGAAATACTAATATCATCTGGTGGAACAATAACCTCAGAGAAAGGTAAAATCTTCTGTGTAGGTACTCCGCCTTTCATTGTCCTTAACTGGAATGTCATAGGAATATCCATGTCATCCTTAGTTTGGAAGAATACATCACAACTAGTAAGGAATACACCAGTTTCATCAAGAACCTGATAGGACTGTGCAAGTGGGTCATACCACTCTCTAACCGCTTTCGAGGTTGTATCTGTAGAAATAGTAGTACTACCAATTAATTCTCCTTTACCATCTCCAGTTTCTCTTTGCACTCTTTCTGATTGAGTCTCCGTTTTTACTTCAACTCTTGCGTTCCTAACAGAAATGATATTTTCCTGTACTGTTTCTAGAGTTCCACTAGCAGTATAATTTTCTTCACCAAGTGTTTCTGTATTATCTTGGTCATTAGTTATATTGTCAATTAACGTAAATGTTTTTGAACCAGTCTCAAATCTTGGATTAATTGGTTTATTAGGATCAGGAATAAAGTAACTTCCAATTAGAGTAGCACCTAAATCTGCTATTAATCTCTTACTGGTAACTTCTGCAATAGCACCACTTGTTTGACCAACAAGTATTGTTCCAGTTTCTGCCCAACCAAAATACTCACCTTGTGCTTGTGCAGATAAAGAGAATGTATCAACATTCAATATTGAAGATGTTGATGAATAAGATGCTGGAATTACATTAGAAGTAGCAGTACCTTGAAGTTGAGTAATTCCAGGAGTTCCTAAGAAACTTTCTATAGAACTTGCAGCAGTCTGTGAAGTATATGGATTATTTGTGAATATAGTAGTAGGTGCATTATATGGTCCTTCCTTGTGGTTAGACTGTGCAACTCTAAATCTAATAGTTTGAACTGTAGTATTCGCATCAGTATGTCCAATAACCTTTTCTCCAACCTGGAATGTACCAGAGGTCATTTTAATTTCTAGTAACTTAGGAGTACAGTATCTGTCTACTTTAATACCATCAAAGAAAGGATATAACCTTGTTAAAGGCTTACACTTCTTAGCAACAAATTGAACATTCCTAGAACGCATAATAGGAATAACTTCTCTGTTTACAACTTTATCTCCTTGAGATTCCATATCAAACTGTTCTGTAATAACAGTTCTTTGTCCATTCCTAGTTTTTGTTCCAACATCTACAACTTCTCTAAAGGTCTCCTGAACTGTCCTATTAGTAGTAACTTCCAAATAAAGTCTTGAACGACTTCTATTACCAGGTCCTTGCCTATTTTCAATACCACCTTCAACTGCAGCACGAGTAAATCTATCCCTAGCAGCAGAATCATTACCCCATGGGTTTACGGGTTGTTTGTGGTGTATTGGGTGAGGACCAGTATTCCATCTCTTATGACCAGTATTATTATTTCTATCAATTTCAGGTCCCATTCCTAGGAACTGTTCTCTATTTGATCTAAACCAATCTCCATTCCCAAGTCTGCTAGAACATCCAGCATTTACCATATCTTGTTTTTGAGTAGTACTTATAGTTCTTTCTCTAGTAACTGTACTAACTTCCTGACCAGTCCAAACAGTTTCCCAAGAGTTCCATAACATTGGACCCATACCAGTTTGAGGGTCTACATTAGGATTATCTGCCATTGTTTGGGCATAATTACCCTCAGTTTGAATAATCTTAGCCTCAAGTCTTGTAGTATCTACCCATGTATCAGATGCTGGAGTTAACTCCATAGACATCTGCCAGAAACTTACTAAGAATGGAGTAATACTTTCTGCTCTAGTAGCAAAAGACTGTTTTAACCATTCAACTTCAGTATAATCTAAGGTAACAATATCCCCAGATTTCTTAATATTTGTTCCTTCTGGTTGTAAAAATGCCTTATCTTCTGAATCAGCAACACCTTCAACTGGACCAGTTTGCAAATCAAGAGCATTTGTATAATGTTGTGGTCTTAATTCCTTATTTTGCATATCAATACTATTCTTGATATCCACACCACTCTCTTGAGGTAAGAAACTGGTAAAGTTATCAACAAAGAATCCAGATTTAAATGAATTAAGTCCATTCACATCAGGAACAAACATATTTGCAGTGTTTGTTTCAAGAAGAGATAAGTTAGTATAATATTCTAAGTTCTTAATTCTATCTTCAAGTTTTTTGATATCGGACATTCGATATCTTTTATGATTTAAAAATTCTAATCTAGTACCACCCTTTGGATCAATCATATATGGCTGTAACCGAACATTAGCAATTTCTAATGCATCATCAATTACAACAGGTTCTGTCATCTTATCAGATGGGTCACCATATTGAACTTGGAATTTACCTTCTTTAGTTAAGAAAATTCTATCAACTCTTCCAACATAATGATCGAGATCAGTAAGAATTACTTCATCTGATGCTAAAATGTTAGCAGCTGAATTCCCTGCTGCACTAAAAGATCTACCATAGAATTCTAATGGAGATCTTGCACCTTCAGCAACCGTATAATTGGACACTTTTGGTCTAATATCAATCATATCAGTATTTCTAATTCCATTTACACTTTGAACATCATCAATATAATGCATATTATCATAAGAGTTCTTTGTAGTAATATCACCCTTATCTGATGCTTCATAATAACCATTTGCAAAATATACTTTCAAACTCTTCGTTGGTTTCCTAGCATTTGATTTCCTTAAAATACTTCCATAATTATAGAAAGTCCCCCTTTGTCCACTATCAAAAGTAAAGTTTGAAGAAACGTTAGAACTTCCAACTACTAATACAGACGCAATTGCTTCTAATTTAGAATCTTTAAATGTAAGTTTTTCTCCTGTAGTAAACTCACTTCCATTTAAACTAATATATGAAATCTGAGTATCACTAACCCTTTCTGCATATATTGCTATTGCACCAGATGACTGCCCAGTAATTTTCTCACCTACAGATAAATCAGAAGTTTTTCCACTAGGTCCAGTTATAGATGCTAAAGTAACCTTTGGAGCAGATGGTTCTGAAGTATCAGAGGATTCAAAAACAGCATGAATGTTTATAATATCTGCAGCATTTAATGAAATTTCATCATCTTGAACTCTAGTACCATATGGGAAATTACCATAACTTAGTCCATCATTTAATGTTGTTGCACCAACACCAGATCCAACAAGATTTGATTTGTTGATAACAACCGTATTTACTTTATTCTTTCTCTTTATTTTAGCCGTTGGTTTAGATTTTAATATAGTTGCAATTAAAGTTGCATCTTCATTATTACTTAAATCAACTCCAACATTACTAATAAGAAGACTATTATTTGAATTACTAAATGTAAACTTATCTGCTGTTAGTATTTCATAAGTACCATCTGCCCTTATTAGAGTATACCTATCGTTACGGAATGGTTGGAATGTTTCATTTGGTCCAGCAGTAACTGTTGCCGATAATTCATTAGTTGATGCATTAATAACAACATCAATAGGTTTTCTAACAACTAATAATGCATCAGTTAAATCGACATTGGAGATTAAACTCCTTGGCATTCTAGTGTATAAAGTATTATCTATCTGACCACCCAACTTAGTTTGTACAAGGGTTAAATCAGGTACACTAACCGTAGCAACTCCAACTTGTGGCAAATAACCATCAACAACACCATTAACAGTAGTAATACCTGTTACATTAATGTAATTTGTACTAACACCAGTAACTCGTGCCATTGTAACAGTATTTCCTGCTCCAAGAGTTGAGTTTACAGTAGTTCCACTAAAAGTAAGAAGATCATTTACATTTACAAGATCTCCAGGGAAAAGTTCATTAGTAGCAGTAATTGTACTAATTCCAGATGCTTTATCTCTTGCACTTACTTTTGCTTCTCCTATTGTATATACTTGCTCTTGAATAGTATCTCCATTAAAGGTTCTAGCAAATCCGACATTTCCCATGTCAGGTCCACCATAAATTGATTTAACATTTTCCAGTCCATAAGCAGTTATTGCAACTGAAACACGAGAATCTTCTATACCATTAAAAATAAACGGTTCATTTGGTACAAACTTCCCTTCTGTCTGATATACAACTAATGAAGTAGAACTACTAACAGCAGATTGTAAGAAAGCAGTAGCACCACTATATTTTCCTTTTACAAATGTCGGAACAGAAAGTGTAGTTGCTTGGTTTAATGTTACTTTAGTAAATGTCTGAACATCATAAAGAGTAAGATCCCATTGGTTTGCATCCTTGTCTAAACTATTAAATGAACCACCATTTAATGAATGATCATAAACTCTAGCAACACCAATCTCTAGTCCACTTGCATCTTTTCTGGTGGCACCAATTTTTTGGTCTCTTAAACTTACGACATAAGTATTACCTATACCTATTTCAGGTAAACCATATACTGCATTAACTTCTAATTGTCTTCCAGTATTATAATTTATTCCTTGGTGATGTAATGTTTGTGATGTTCTTGGTTTTGGACAATCTAAGTATGTAGTACTAAGTGTCTCTACTTCATATCCTTTTATGAATGCTTTTCCTGGAGAAATTGCATATTGAGCAAGATCTTCGCTTGCTAATTGTCCTTGATATGTAAATTCACCTTCTTCATATACACCATCATTTCCTAATCCGTCATTTAAAGATTCTTTTGGGGTTACAGAAAATGCTCTAGTAGTATAATCACCAGACTCTGCATAAGTTCTACGGGCAAGTTCATCACCCATCATGCCATACTGTGTATTCTTAACTTGCGACTTTAATACTCCATCTCTAATTTCTGCCAATTCAACAAAATTAGCATCATTAAAGTCATCTATTGGTTTTGAAAATAGACTACACTTAATCCTAAGTCTATCTGCTCCAGGAGCAGCATAGTTATTAAATCCTTTTGAGTTATCAGTTAGAGATTCATCCTCATCAGAATTAATAATCTCTTCACTAACTTTTAATCCAACTCTACAACTTGCAGAATTATCATACTGACTTACAACAATTGTTTCATCTTCTACATTTACAAAATTCCCTCTTATAAAATAGACACCACTTGATATTGAAAATGCAGAACCCTTAGATGCAGCATTTTCAATAATTGCAGAAGCAAAAGATTCTCCTGAAGGTATAAATGGATTATTTTCAGGTCCTGTAAGAATATCTGTATCTGCTGTTAAAAGTTCTCCATTTTGGAATTCTTTTACTTCAGCACCTTCTACATTACCTGTGGAAATATATGAAATATAAAGAGTTAAATTTCCATGCTCAGACTCACTCGATTTGATTATCTTATCAACAATTGCAGTTACACCAGATTGTAATCCAACTATTTTTCTTTTCGATAATTGCTCAATATAATAATCTACAGGGAATCCTAAATGAGTATTATTTACTTCTACAGCATGATAATTCCTAGTATATGCAGTATTACCTGGAATTACCTTTGCACCTTCTTTGAAAAAATGTTGACCGAACTTATCTACTTGATTCTGTAAAATCGACTGCAAACCAGTCAATTCTCTTGCTTGAACCGGATAACCTGGCTTAAAAAGAACCTTATGATAATTATCGTCCGCATTAAAATCGTCGAAATACGGCGAAACGTTTAGATTGGTTTGTTGGGCCATAGTTAATTAGAACTGCAGTATAACTTTAATGTCTTCTTTCTGATTAGAAGATCGCTTAATAGCTGGACGATTATCAAGGTAAATAATGTTTCCAGAATACTTTTTGACTTCTGGATTAGACAATCCTTTTGTGAAAGATTGACCAAGGTAATATGTTTTATTATTTATTGAGGTTGAGAGACCACTAAATGAAGTGGAAATCGTCAATCCAGAAGTAGTACCAACAATTGCAAAAGTTCCACCTTCTGCAATACTTGCACTAAATCTTTTTATCTCATAACCATACTGAGGATCAGTTACCGCAACTCCAGCAGTTGATGATGTAGTGGTGGTAAATCCTGCCATGGTTCTATCTTGCCAATACTTTAGAACTCCAGTAGTTTGGTCGTAATTAACAACCTTACCAATAGCAGTAACACCAGTACCTGTTGTTTGAGTAATAATAGAGTCTGCAGCAAATGTAGCAGAACTATATCCAGTACCTACCAAACGCATAGCAAAACATGCACTTGCCTTATCAATAGTAAGATTTGAAGAAGAACCGTATGTTTTTGGATTTTCAAGAACACCTATTCTAGCAATCTCATTTCCAGTTATAAAATCTGGGTTTTCCGCATCATTCTCAATTCGAGCATACATTAAGGCATTAGTAGCACCTAATTCCTTGTAAATATCTTTTCCGTGACCACCTTGAGGTGAAACAATTACATCAAGAGTTGGCCAAGTGTCTGGTGTAGGAACTGATCCTGCTGCTAAATCAACATTACCATAGGTATATGCAGACCCTTCATTAGAAATAGTTACACTTTCTATTGCCTGGTCTGAGTTAATTACAACAGTACATTCTGCTCCACTACCATCACCCTTAATTGGAACTCTAGTGTAAGTCCTGTTTGCAGTTCCAATACCTGTTCCTCTATCTTTAATTACAACAACCTTAATTCCACCATCTACTGCATTATCTCTAACTCCAGCATGATCAGAACTTGTTTCCCAATCAGCAGGAACTGGCATATAGTCAGTTGAATCAAACTTAATTAAATCAGATGGTTTAATTGTATAAAGATACTTCCAAATATATCCATCTCCACTAGTTCCAGCTGCTCTTGGTTCTAAATCTGTAAATGTTGGTTCATCTAAAGATGGTTTTCCATCAGGAGTCTCTGGTGTTGTACCATTCTGTAGACAAATATAAACTCTATAATCGCTATTTAATATGTAATAATTTGCTGAATATAATGAAACACCATTTGAGTTCTTTGGAACATTAGAAATACTATAATCTGGTCTATAATAATCAAATGTAGAACCAGAAGACCAACTAACCTTTCTTACAACCTGCTTCACATCACTAGATGTGATTTTTTTCATACCAATAATGGTATCCCAATACGCATTATACCTATCAAAATTATCGGTAGGACTTGGAGGACTATCATTCCAGTCATCTGCAATAGATGT